TCAGTTCTAAATTCCCAGTTATTATTTGTATTCCATTTAAATGTATCGGAAGAATCTGTAGTATCTGGTCCTTCTAATTCAGCAAATCGAACACCTGAATTAAAATAGAATATTGGTTGTTCTGAGGAACCTGATAGAGTTAATAAGTAATTAGTAAGAGGTGATCTATTAATACCTACACTACCATTATCTAAAACTTCAAATATAGAATTACCGCTTGAATTTTCTACTCGGAGTGCTGTTGTTGATGAGGTAGTGCCTGATCCTTTAATGTGTAATTTAGCTGTTGGGTTTGCATTACCAATACCTACCTTGTTTTCACCGGCATCAACAAATAGCATGTGTGTATTTGTATCCGATTCAACTCGGAAATCTCTATCACCTCCACCTTCATTAAATATGGCTCCGTTTGCCCACGATAACTCTAAAAGTTCATTACCCCCACCGTAAAATCCCCATATATCTTGACCTGAGTCGATGTAGGTGTTTCTGTTACCATCTGCTCTAGTGTATATTCTATCTCCGATAGTTAAATTACCAGTGATATCTAATTGAGTTTCTGGTGTTGTTGTTCCGATACCTACACTTGATGCTGAAATGTTAAATACAGTACTGTCTTGGGTAACCCCTGCTTTAACGTGTCCTATATTCAGTATACCATCATTATTCCCAATTCGATAACCGCTTTCACTTATCGCTGCGGTACCGTCAAAAATAGAGATGTTATTGTCTGTGATGATTGTACGAGTGAAAGTATGTGCATTACCTGCGCTGTAGTAATAGGTTAGTGGAGATATACTATCCGTCATACCTCTTAATGATACAACACCCCATTGGTTAGCAGATCCTGATACTATAAATCTATGTGCTGTTGAAGGTGGTGTCATTCCAATACCTACATTACCATCATCTAATACTTCAAATGAAGAAGATGCGTTTGCATTTTCTACTCTTAAAGCAGTTGTAGAGGAAGTTGTGCCTGATCCTTTAACGTGTAATCTAGCTGTTGGAGCTGGGAGGCCAATGCCTATACCACTGTTTCCGTTAACAATAAAACTAGGGTTTCCTTGATATGAAATTGCAAATCTTGAACCAAGACTACCTACATCTTGAATAGGCATACCTACATAATATTGGGTAGTACCCCCCTGTTGGATATTTAATGTAGATGATTTTCCGGCATCGGCATCAATATTAATTGTAGATCTATTACTTGGTTTATAGACATAAATCCCAGGATCACCAGGTCCTCCTACTGAGGTTATATTTAACGAACCACTAATATCAACACTTTGGGTTAAAGGATTAACATATGAAGCCGTATCAGCAAATGAAGAGCTTACCTCTTTTATAATTTCGTGAGAAGCAGAAACAGCATATTCTGCATATGAAGAGGTTATAGCAAAAGAGCTAGTAACATTTATATTATTAACTAAACTACCAGTACCATCAACTAATTGACTTCCAGAGATTTGAGTTAATCTTTGGTAAGTGTTTCGAATTTTTTTACCAGTTAGATCAAAACTAGACATTGGCTACTTTATTTTTTGCTAAGACCCTCGATAATACCTTCAATAATTTTTGGAGTACTATCTTTAGGGAGATCAGCTTGTTTTGTGTACGTAGCTATGATTTTATTAACTTTATTTTTCTTTAAATGAAGATTTTTAAGATTAATATCTTCGTTTACTAAAAGTTTTAACAGATTAATAACGTGTTCTGTTTCTTTATCTGTAACTTCGTTTTTAACGTTTTCAACCATAACTTTATTTTCAGCAATTCTGGGTTTTTCCTGTTGGGATTTAACTTCAACAGTAACTTTTTTGGAAGCTTGAACCTCAAAATCACTTTCCCAAGGAGTAAAGAAAGTATCTTCAGCAATTACCTCTAAACGAATTGAACCTTTTGAAGATTCATCAATAAGACCTTTTAATTTTTTGATTGGGATAGAACATTTTCCCTCAGAGTTAATATCTCCATTAAAAAGTAGACTATAATCTTTAGTCTCAATTACTAATCGTGCGTTTGATTGTGAAAGGCTACTACCTTCAATTTTAATATCACATTCAAATAATTCGGCCTTATCTGTAAATAATTTATACATTGATGTTATCTATTTCTAAGTTAATTCCGAGAACTTCCTTAACTACAAGTTTAATATCTTCAGCTGTTACTTTGACTTCATCGATTTTCACCGGTTTTGTCTCGGTATAAATATGTGAAGTAGAATACTCCTGATTGCCTTTTACCTTAACTATTAACTTAATGAAGCGTTCTTTTTCCTCATCTGTTAATTTATCATACCTTTCAGGAAGAGTTCCACTTCCAGCAACAATTTGTTCAACTAGAATGCGATCATCCCAGTTGTATGGATTATTATCCCATATCTCGTCGTTATCGTCCCATCCTAATTCTTCAGCCATTTTGCTTTAATTTATTTGTTAAATATGATTATATATACTTAAAAGTATAACCTTTCACGTGGGTTGGAATTTTTCCATTTGAATTAGGTTTTTTTCTTAGAAATTGTTGTATTCCTGTGGTATTGGTAACTCCTATATAATCTGCTACTCTTTGTTGGTTGGGGAATTCACCTACTAAGTTACCTTCTTTATCATATACTAAAATAGGACAACGAGGAGCATTTCTTATTTTTTCTTTCCATTCTTCTTCGTGTTGCCATTTTTTCCTATTAGCACCAAAATCAGTTGGTTTTGGTTTGCTATTAGCTTCGCTTATTTTGCGTTTAGATTCAGCTGTGTGGTTTAAGATACCGCATCCCCCCCTATTATCATTTAATCCTTCTACTAAAGAATTTGTTTTTTCAATCCAATAACGTTCTCTTTCTCTTAATTTTTTTCCATTTCCTTGTACTTCTTCTAGTACTTCAAATTTATGGTTTTCATATCCATATTTTTTTAAAGAAAATTTAATGGAAGAGTTTTTAGCAATACCTGTGTAATGTTTGTAACTCTCCCATCTTTTTTTAATATCCTTAGATAAACCTATATAAGTTTTTCCCTCAGGATTTGTAATTTGATAAATACCTTGCATAATATTTTTATTATACATATGTGATGTCTCGCTAGCCATCACAACTAACGCATTCAACTGTTCTTGAACCTAAATCTCCTTTAATTACACTATCTGTTCTTAAATAATATAAGGTTTTAACTCCTAACTTCCAAGCTTCCATATGCACCTGATTAATCCATTTAGGAGAATCTGTTGGGGAAAATGCTAGATTAAGTGATTGAGTTTGGTCAATATACTTTTGTCTAATAGCTGCTTGTTGAACTAAACCTAACTGGTTAATTTCAGCAAATGTTAAGAATACTTCTTTTTCATCTTCAGTTAATACCTCGTGTGGTAGATTTACTACAGAACCCCCATCTACTAGGATTTGATCCCATACTTTAGAAGTATTTTTTCCTTTTTCTATTAGAATTTTTTCTAATTCAGGATTTTTAACAATAAAAGTACCCTTAGCACCATTAAAAGTGTAAATATTTGCAGGGTGGGGTTCGATTCCTGCTGAGCAGGAGTTGATACGAGAATTAGATACAGTAGGGGCTATTGCTAGTACGTGGGTATTTCTCATACCTGTACCTTTACACCATAATGGTTCTCCATACTCTAAAGCTAAATCGCGAGATGCTTGTTCTGCTTTACTTCTAATACTATCAAAAATAGTATGTGTCCAAGCTGTAGAAGCAATTGAGTTAAATGGTAAGTTTTTCTGTTGTAAAAAGGTATGCCAACCCATTACACCTAAACCTAATGCTCTACCTTTTTTAGCGTGTCTATGAGTACGAATCATAGAATCTTTACCATTGGTTTTTTGGATAAATTCTTCCATTACACCATCTAAAAACCAAATTGCAGTCTCTACAACATCTGTATCTTTCCACTCATCATACTTTGCTAAATTCAGGGAAGACAAACAACAAATAAAGCTGTGTTCTTCATCTGTGTGTAAAGTGATTTCAGTACAAATATTAGTCATACTTACATCTAAATTATTCATCATGTAAGCTAGAGGATTTTGTTTATTAACATTATCCTTAAACATAATATATGGTTCTCCCGTTTCTACACGCGATTTTAATATTTCAAGCCATACCTTCATCGCCTCCGGGTCTCTATCATTTAAACGACGCATAAACGCGTCATCTACAACAGCACATTGATGTAAGTTTAGACATTGTCTATTAGGGTCTCCTTTAGGTCTACGAATTTGTAAAAATTCTCCAATGTCTGGGTGGTTAATATCTAAATTAACTGAGGCAGCACCTCTTCTTACTGAACCTTGATTGGTTGCAATAATTGTAGAATCATAGATTTTAGCCCAAGGGACTACTCCTTCTGATTTTCCATTTCCTGTAATGTGTTCTCCTCTTCCTCTAATTCTTGACAGTGAAATTCCAACACCTCCTCCATAAGAGGTAAGGCGCATAAGCTCAGCATTCGTGAGCCCAATACCTCTAATCGAATCAGGAGTATCAACCCCGAAACAACTAATAGGAAGACCACGGTCTGTACCAGTATTAGAAAGAACAGGACTTGCAAGTCCAATCCATCCATTCCAAATATATTTAAAAAATTTATTAGCTAATTCGGGCTTACCTAAACGATCAGCTACAGCATTAGCTACGCGTCTATACGCTTTACGGGGTGTTTCCCCTGGGAGAAGATAGCCTTTAGAAATAGTTGATAAAGCTACCTCATCAAAAAATTCAGGGTAATCTTTACCTCTTACCCATTGTGTTGTATCTGCTACTAAATTATTATCCATAATTAAAATATACTTTCATCCCACTCTAGGTGGCCTTTTGAATAATTAGTTACTCTATTTGCAAAGAAATCAGTATGTTGTTTTCCTGCTGATAAATGATCAAACCATTTCATTCTATCTACAGCATTCATATCAATATTACTAATAATTGGTTTGTATCCAAGATCACCTAATTTAGTATTAACTCTATTTTTGATAAAATGAATTAAATCATTTTTAGAACAACCTTCTAAATCACCTAATTCAAATGATTTATTAATAAAATCTAATTCAAGTTGTAGTGAAAGCAAAGCTGCTTCATTTATTGCTGCCTCAAGTTCTGGAGTTTTGAATTCAGGATTCTCTTCGATAAGTGTTCTAAATAACCAGCATCCTGCTTCGGAATGCATTGATTCGTCTCTAATACTCCATTCAACAATTTGACCCACTCCCTTAAGCTTGTTTCGCATTTTGAAAGATAAGAGAACGGCGAAGGAAGAGAATAAATTAACTCCCTCGGTAAATGCTGAAAATATAGCGAGTGATTTAGCAATTTCATGCCAATCGTTTTCACCATTAAAACTATCCCTAACAGACATAAGATTTTCAATTTTAGCCATTGTAGCCTCATCTTCCATAAATTCAGCGAAATTATCAAGTCCAAGTTCTTCATTTAATAGTGAATATGCTTCGGCATGGATTGTTTCAAATGCGCCAAAGGTTGTTGCCATCATTATAACTTCGGGTTTTCTAAACCATTTTGTTACCAATCCTGACCAATAATCGTTTACAACTGTTTCTGTTTGGGCAAACCCTTTTAGAATAGAGCCTACAATATTTTTTTCTGTTTCTGTTAAATTTTGTTTCCAATCATTTATATCGGACATCATAGGAACTTCTGTATGGAGCCAGTGTGCTTGTTGTTGTTTAAGCCAATAATCAGCTGCTTCTTGGTATTCAAAAGGTTTATATACAATACGTTCCTGCTTCAAAGATTTCTTCTTTGCCATGGTAATAAATTAATTAATAAATTATGAGTTAAATAAAAGGTCTCGTAACTGGTTTTTTTCAGATAAATTAAAATTATCTATAATTGGAGAACCTTCATTTATATTAGATTCGGAGGGACCAGCTAAAGATTCAAATTCTTCATCACTTACAATTTTATACTCACCAATAGCAATATTAATAGCAGCATTGTAAGTAAGTCCGTCCATTCCGTATCGATTTTTCATTATATGGAGTTTTCCTACTCCTGTTTGTTTATCTTTTGCTCTACGAGAAATTGATGCTCCAAAATCTATAATCATCATTTTGTCATAAG